TGTAGATGAAACTATCACAACCCGTCGTATGATTCATATTGTGCGTGCTTATGCGATTTTTAATAATCGAAACAAGGCAGTTGAACTCTGCTGCAATCGTTTCGATGCTGCAACAAAGTCCGCATTTATTGATCTGTATGACAAAGTTGCGAATCCGCAACCAGAGGTTCCATCGGATCCTACAGTCGCGGCAGAACCTGCAACACAGGAAACTGTTGTTTAATTTGACCTTTATTAATTATTATTGTATAATATTATCTTAACCTTGAAAGGAACTTCGTTATGTTAAAATTTGCAGATCTTTCTATGTCTCAGAAAAAATGTGTAGTTGCTCTCATTGAGCATTCTCCTGCACTGAAAAAGTCTGGTCGTATTTCTTTGAAAGAAGTTATTGCAATCACTCAAGAATTGGCTAAGAAACGCGCCAAAGGTGGGGTGAAAATTGGTTATCCTAACTGGTTGTTTAAATCAAACAAAGTAGAACGTGGCGTGTATGGTCTGCCTGTTCCTACTGCGTCAGAGTTGTCTGACTATACTAAGCAGTTGACATCTAAACCTGTCAAAGTCGCAAAGGCAAAAGTTGTAAAGGTTAAACAGCCTAAGGCAGCAAAACCTGCAGCAACCAAACCTGTTGCAAATGATCAAACTCGCTTAGAGAAAATCATTAATGAGTCTGAAGAAGTTGATCAAGATGTAGAAGACTTCAATCAGATTCTTAGAGAGAATGGAATCGCAGTTTGATTCCGCTTCTGGGTAGGGGTATTGCCATCCCCTTACCCAGTCTTTTTATGATGGCTATACTATGGAGAAATAACTGATGTCTAAACAAGCAAAATTATTGAACTTCCTTCAGAAAGGCAACGAAGTAACAGCGAAGCAGATCGCAGGTTCTTTCGGTTTGAAGAATCCGCATGATGCAGTTTATCAGCTGCGCAGTCAGGGCTACTGTGTTTATGGTAACAAAGCAGTCCTACGTGATGGTACTGAGACCATGAAGTATCGTCTTGGCAAACCATCCCGCCAGATGATCTCTGTCGCTAACCGTGTCCTTGGTGCAGAAGCATTTAGCCGCATCTAAGATGGTTGAGTCTGGATTTTCCTTAGAGAGTCCAGACTCGATAACATTTTGGAGGTCGAATGATTCTTAAGAAGAAAGATATTGTAAAAGAATCCCAAACGGCAACTACTGGTGGTCGTAAATTTGATGGAGGTAAACCCCAATATGGTTTGCTTCCACCACTCGCATTAAGAGCCACAGTAGATGTTTTAACTTTTGGGGCAGAGAAATACGAACCAGATAACTGGAAGCATGTTCCAGATTCTAAGCGCAGGTACTTTGATGCGCTTCAACGACATTTGTGGGCGTATAAAGAAGGAGAAACCATTGATCCAGAATCAGGAGCACACCACTTGGCTCACGCAATGTGTTGTCTGATGTTTTTGTATGAGCATGATGTAAAGTATTCTAAAGATGAGAAGTGATTTATTATACATAGTAATATAAAATTTGACAGGAGAAACACCAATGAAACTCAGTAAAGAAACGGTAAACTTATTTAAGAACTTTGCCACAATTAATACTAATCTTTTGATAAAGAGTGGGAATGAAGTATCTACTATCTCTGGACAGAAGAACGTAGTATCTGATACAAAAGTATCCGAGAATTTCCCAAAAGACTTTGGCATCTATGACTTGAACGAATTCCTTGGAGCACTTTCTTTATTTGGAGATCCAGATCTGGACTTTCAAGACAAGTATGTTGTAATCAAAGAAGGTGGCAATAGTATTAAATTCTTTGCAGCTGATCCTAGTGTTTTGACTGTCCCGAAGAACAAGATCAACTTCCCAGACGCAGACATTGAATTTACTTTGACTTCAACTATGCTAAACATGATTGGCAGAACTGCATCTGTTCTTAAGGTAGAAGATCTGCAGGTTGTTGGCGATGGCTCAGCAATCAATCTTCAAGTTGGCGATAAGAAGAATGCGACTGGCAATAGTTATTCTTGTTTTGCTGGAAACACATCTAAGAAATTCAAAGCCAATATTAAAGTCGACAATCTGAAGATGCTTCCTGGCGATTATATTGTCACAATTTCTAATAAAAAGATTTCTCGTTTTAAATCAACTGCAGGAGATTTGGTATACTATGTTGCTGTAGAATCTGATTCCTCTTTTGAATAATTATTTAAGGTTATATTATGATTGAATCCCGTGATGAACACTTTTTGTGGGTTGAGAAATATCGTCCACAGAAGATTGATGATTGCATTTTACCAGAGTCTATAAAGAAAACATTCAAAGAATATATCGCACAGGGAGAACTTCCTTCTTTCCTGTTCAGTGGTAGTGCAGGAACAGGAAAGACAACAGCAGCCAAAGCATTGTGTAATGAGATTGGCGCAGAATATATTATGATCAATGGATCAGATGAGGGTAGAAGTATTGATACTCTGCGAACTACGATCAGATCTTTTGCTTCAACTGTTTCCCTGACAGATGCTAAGAAGGTTGTTATTGTAGATGAAGCAGACTACATGAATGCCCAGTCTGTTCAGCCTGCCCTGCGAAACTTCATTGAAGAGTTTTCTTCTAACTGTCGTTTCATATTCACATGTAACTTCAAGAATCGAATCATTGAGCCACTACATAGTCGTTGTGCTGTTGTTGAATTCAAGATTGATTCAGCAGAGAAACAAACAATCGCTGCTCAATTTTTCAAAAGAGTTTCTCAAATTCTCAAAACAGAGAACATTGAGTTCGACTCTAAAGTAGTCGCTGAACTAATCACGAAACACTTTCCAGACTATCGTAGAATTCTAAATGAACTTCAACGCTATTCAGTAGCAGGTAAGATCGATTCAGACATCATGGTGAACATGACCGCAGACTCGTTCACTGAATTGATAAAACATTTGAAAGATGCAAACTTCACAGAGGTTCGTAAATGGGTTGCTAAACAATCTGATTCGGATTGTCCAACTCTTTTCAGAGAATTGTTTAATAATGCAAGTCAACATCTGGAACCGAATACAATTCCTGCACTAGTAGTTATCTTGGCGGACTATCAATACAAGTCTGCTTTCGTAGCAGATCAAGAGATAAATACCATGGCTGCTCTTACTGAAATAATGATTCAATGTAAATTCAAGTAACATGGATACTATATTTTATCTAATAGGATTGCTTGTCGCTTTCATCTGGGGATACAGATTCAGAGAATATCTTGCAACCAAAAAGATGGATGCTCTGATCGGGATCCTTAACGAACAGGCTAAAGAAAGAGAGCAGGAGATACAAAAGAATGTTATGTTCGTTACAATCGAGAAACATAATGACATGTTCTTGGTATATGAGAAAGATACTAATAAGTTTTTGACTCAATCAACGAATCAGAAGGAACTTGGAGAGAATCTCAAGAAGATGTTCCCCAATAAAAGGTTCGCTGCGTCTCATCAGAATCTAAGAGAGGTGGGATACGATGAGTCCATTTGATTTTATTAAGGCTATAACAGAGACCAAAGAAAACTTATTTAAAGATGACCCCCAAGCCAATAAAGATTACAGCCCTTTTATGGTCAATAAAGGGTTGTCGTTTTACCATGATACCATTTTCCAAGCCAATCAGATGAACGGTAGGTACGATGCACCTAGAGATTGGCAGTTTTTGTATTTACTAAATAGTATATCTAAGAAGAAGCGCTATAGTCCTTGGACAAAAAAGGATAAAGAAACTAGAGCTATTCTCTTGGTCAAAGAATATTTCGGGTATTCTAGCCAGAAGGCTAAGGAAGCTGCCCGAATACTCTCTGAAGAGCAGTTAAATACTATTGAAGAAAAACTACAAAAAGGTGGAAAATAATGTCAGTCGAGATGATTTATTATGACTGGACGCCTGAGTCAATGCTTGAAGTGAACTTGATCGAACCAGACAATTTCCTCAAAGTACGAGAGACTCTGACCCGTATCGGGATTGCCTCCAGAAAAGAAAACAAACTATACCAGTCTTGCCATATTCTACATAAGCAAGGCAGGTATTTCATCGTCCATTTCAAAGAACTATTTGCATTGGATGGAAAAGAATCGAATATCACTAGCGGTGATATCGAGCGCAGGAATGCGATCGCTTCGCTTTTGCAAGATTGGGAACTGTTAAAGATTATCAATCCATCAAGAGCAGAGCAGAAAGCATCTCTGTCGCAGATTAAAGTGGTCTCCTTTAAGGAGAAGGAACAGTGGGAACTTGTACCCAAGTACAATATCGGTAAGAAAAGATCCTCTGATTAATTGGAATGTTTTCGTTTTATGTGTCTTGATAAGTTGCCGAGATTCATATAAATACCACAATGGCGACATGGTAATTTATTAGAATTAAGTTTAGCAAAAACTCCATGTATTTTGTTTTTGTCACTTATCAGTTGTTTAGAATCATTAGACATTTTCACTTTACGAGAGATCTTAATTCTACCAAAAACCCAGCCTTCTGGTAAAAATGTATTTTGTCTGATTCTTTTATTAATGGTACCATTGTTTATCCAAACAGTTTCATTATTAATACCTAAAACACCTGATCCACCATGTGTGACGTTGTATCCAGAATTAATAGAATCAAACTGGTTTATGAAGAATTCTTCCATTGTATTAAGGCAGTGTTCTTTTTCGGTAGAAACATAAATTTCTTCCCAGAGAAAATTATCCCAGCCGTATTTCCTTATAGCTGTGTATAATTTTTTTTGAGATTTTGTAAAAAGTGCTTTGTGTCTTTTGACTCTTTGATGGAAGTTAGTCGCAAACCCGACATAAACTTTTCCATTTGTTTTATTGGTAGCGGTATAGATTGAATAAATATTCATACTGGCATGGTCCTTTCATGTTAGAATGGGTGGAGACTGCAATCTCGCGACCCATACCATTATTTATATATTTTCACACTTCATATAACATAGGAAAGAAACGAAATGATCAATCTTGAATTGAAAGTAGAGGAAGTTAATACTATTCTTCGCGTATTGGGTAAGCATCCGTTTGAAGAGGTCGTTGCACTGATTGGTAAAATCAAACAGCAAGGCGATGCTCAAGTTGCAGAAATGCAAAAAGCGGAAGCAGAGAAAGCAGAAGCTGCCTAAATAGAATTGTCCCAGGGATGGGAACGTAGTTAGTCGGTAACTACGATAAAAGCCGACTAAAACTGCCATGCCCATTTGGGGTGGCGAATTTCAATTTACTCGCTTAACTTAAGGAGAACGCAATGTTACATATCGCAAATACAACTATTGACACCATTCAAGGTGCTAAGTCCATCTTCGTCAAGAACTATGTTCAAGACAAGACTGTGGCTGATGCGCTTCAAACATTGGTAGATGTAGAAACAAATTTCGCTAAGTCTGTTGCCAAAGCAACATTCGATGCAGTTGATGTTGTTTCTGCAGAACTCACCAAGTTTACTTCTGCAAAGAAGTAAGGAGGTTCAAATGACATTGTTACCACAGGTCTTCGGGAAAGACTTCGATAAACTATTTGTAGGTTTCGATGATCATTGGTCGCGCATGTTACAGTTACATGACGAAATGACCAAGAATATTCCAAACTATCCACCATACAATATCTACAAGTCTGACGAAAACAAATACGTCATTGAACTGGCAGTTGCTGGTTTCGGCAAACAAGATATTGAGATCACTCTTGATAACGACAAACTTATTGTCAAAGGTGAAGCAAAGGATGACACGCAAGCGTTTCTATATAAAGGAATTGCAACTCGTGCGTTCACTCGCAGCTTTGCAATTGATGATCAGGTAGTTGTTAACAATGCAAGTATGGTGAATGGAATGCTTAAGATTTTCTTAGAGAGAATCGTTCCTGAACACAAGAAGACACGCAAGGTAGAGATTTCAGATGAGGCATCTAAATCTGATCCTGAGTTACTTCTTGAGAAGAAAGCAGCATAATGAAAACCATTTTATGCCGTATAAGATGTATGCTTTTTTCTTTTGGTAAGGCACGTGCTGCTGCATGTCTAGCAAGACATGGAAAATATGAGGCAGCAAAGCGCATTATCTCGATGGAAGATCCATATAAGTGTTAATAAATTAACAGTACGACTTTAGGGGAATCTATTTCCCCTAAATAGTCGTATGAAAGCAAAAGTGTCCGAAAACCTAGTATCCTTTATCTCTATTCGTAGGGGTAACTGGGTCATCAAGGTTTCAATTTATAAGACGTTATCAATAATGGTAGTAGGACAACACTGTTTTGACTTTGATAAATTCTTTGTCAGACAATTTGAAAATCATGAACAGGCAGCAGACTTCTTAGAAGATCTTGCCAAGGAAGAAACTGATGAATATTAAAGTATTTAAAATGATTAGTGGTGAAGAACTTATTGCTGAAGTGATCAATAATCTCCCAACTACAAAAACCCTCAAAGAGCCAGCAGTTATTGTAATGCAAAAAACCGATCAAGGTATTAGCGTTGGAATGATGCCATATATGCCTTACGTTTCGGGTAACGTGACTCTCAATAATAGTGCAATCGCAGCCGAAGGCGACCCAGACGTAAAGCTGGTCAATGAGTATAGCCGACTGTTCGGGTCGGGTATCCAGATCGCCTCAGCAACCGATATTCCAGCTCGCTAGGAGCTCTCCCCTCAGTCGGGTGGGGATTACCCCTAATCTATCGCTGCGACCGCTCTATCGACCCTCTATAGAGCCCATAAGTTAGTAAGCACTTACTTACTAATAACCCTCAAACCTGTAGGGTTATTAGTTGCCCTTAATTCACGTTTCATGGTATAATTACTATGTAATGATGATAAAGGTGAATGATGAATAAGAACGTAATCTATAACATGCAAACTCGTACTAAAGCAGAGTCCCGTGCTGCCGCAGAAAAAGAACTAAAAGCATTTCTGCGTAAAGGTGGCGTTATCCAAGTAGAAAAACCCCAAAAGAATCCCAAGTCCTTCATGAGTGCAAAATCATCTCGTGGATTTCTTGGTGGCACTTCTGGATTTGCTACTGGGTTCCCGCGTAAAATTGCTGGTGTTTAATAAGGAGACGATATGAAACAGTGGAGTGAATTGACTTTACACGAGCAGCTTTGCTGCACTCTTTCAGATGCGTACAAAGATGCGCATGGTATCCGTCCTCGATTTATGAACATGGATGCAATGTCCGTGGAAGAACTCAATAAACAGATTGAGATTTGTGTTAAGGTCATCGAGCAGAATTCCAAAGACCAAGAGGATGCTGAGAAAGATGCAGCTGTCAAATTCGAACAGCATGTCACCAATACCATCTGTATGGGTGCGCGTGATCGCGAAACTGCTCTGCG